GGAACTCAAGCTACGGCGAGTGCTACAGCCAATACTTCTTCTATTGTCAAGATTAATATGACTAATATCGGAAACGGATATACTAGTGCTCCTACTGTTACTATTGTAGCTAATAATTTAAATACTGTTGGTCCTGTACAAATTCCAGCTGCAACAGCAGTTAGGTCTTCTGCCGTTGGTGTTAAAATTAAAAATACAGAAGATTATCTAATTAATTTCCGCGATTATCAGCAAGTCGTTTTTGGAATGTTTGCTGCTAAATATCCAGGAATTCTTGGAAATGGAATCAAGATAATTCTTGTAGATAAAGCTGTATGGACTTGGGCATTAGCAAATAATTCTAATACATACGCAAAGCTAATTTTAGCTACTCTTCCAGGTTCACCAGGTACCAGCAGACAAGCTGAGTTAAGACTTGGAGTGAATGCTAATGACGAACTTCACGTTCTTGTGCTCGACAGTGATACCGGAACTTGGAGTGGAGTTAAAGAATCTGTTTTAGAAAAATTTACATATCTTTCTAAATTAAAAGGTGTTGTGCGTAATGATGGTACTAACCTTTATTTTAGAGATGCTATTAACTCCGGTTCAAAATACATCTGGGTTTTGAATACTCCAGCATCTGTCCAAGTCAACGATCCTCAGAATATGGATTGGATCCATGACGTTAACACTATTGCAGCTGGATCTAATTTACGAGATCTAAAGAGTGCTGTTCAAGTACTTACACTAACAGGTGGACAAGACGATTACAACGCGACTGATGGTCAAGTTCAAACTGCATTTAGAGCTTTCCTTAACTCAGATCTATACGACATCTCCCTAATTACTGCTGGAGACGTAAGTCCTACTACAGCAAATGTTCTAATTGGAGAAATTGCAGAAGTTCGTAAAGACTGCGTGGTGTTTATTTCTCCACGCAATACAGATAGCACACCAATTATTACATCGGGCGATGCTGGTGTTCAAGCAATTCGTAATTTCAAACTGAACTTAACCAACAGTACTTACACGGTATTAGATTCTGGTTGGAAGTATCAGTATGATCGTTACAACGACGTATATCGTTGGATCCCATTGAATGGTGACGTAGCAGGTCTATGTGCTCGTACAGACTATACAGCTGATCCTTGGTTCTCTCCAGGTGGATTTACTCGCGGTCAAATCAAGAATGTTGTTAAACTTGGTTTCAATCCAGGCCAAGTAGAGCGTGATAATCTCTACAAAGAATCTGTAAATCCTGTAGTTACATTTCCTGGTCAAGGCACTATCCTATTCGGTGATAAGACATTCACTTCTAGACCAAGTGCATTTGATAGAATAAACGTTCGTCGCTTATTCATCGTATTGGAAAAAGCAATCGCTGTCGCTGCTAAATTCCAGTTGTTTGAATTTAATGATGACTTTACTCGTGCGCAATTCCGCAATTTAGTAGAACCATTCCTACGTAATGTTCAAGGACGCCGTGGTATTGTTGATTTCCGTGTTAAGTGCGATGCTACAAATAACACCGGTGAAGTTATTGATCGTAACGAATTCGTTGCAAGTATCTTTATTAAGCCAAATCGCTCTATTAACTTCATCACTCTTAACTTCGTGGCAGCTCGCTCTTCAGTAAGCTTTGACGAAATCGGTGCTTAATTTTAACGGGAGGATTGCTCCTCCTGTTGAATAAATAAAGAATAAAGGAGTCATTTACATGGCAAACATTTCAGATTTTAAGGCACAACTTACTGGTGGCGGTGCACGTGCTAACCAGTTTAGAGTTCAATTGTCTTTCCCATCGTTCGTAACGCTAGGAGCAGTAGCCGGTCTTCAAGCACAGTTCCTGTGTAATGCAGCACAACTTCCGGCTTCTACGATTGAACCCATTTCTGTCCTGTATAGAGGGCGTCCAGTGAATTTTGCAGGTGAGCGTACTTTCGCACCTTGGACTATCGCAGTATACAACGACACCAACTTCAATATTCGCAATGCACTAGAACAGTGGTCTAATGGCATTCAGAATAATGGTACTACAAATGGTATTACTAATCCTGCGAATTATCAAGTAGATTTGTCGGTGTATCAGTTAGATCGCAACGGTGCTACTGTTAAAGCATATAAGTTTATCGATGCATTCCCTTCAGAAATTGGTGATATTCAGTTAGGATATGATCAAGGTAATGCTATTGAAACATTTAACGTTACGTTCCAATACAATTACTGGACATCAAATACTTCTACTCAAGGTAGATCAGGATTTAGCTTGAGTGGTACGATTAATACGCCAATTGGATCTATAGCATTATAATGATAACGGATAAAAGTATATTATGAATGTTTTTGGCTTTGAAATAAAGCGTAAAAGCACCACGCCTCAGTCATCGGTTGTAGCTCCCGTCTCTGACGATGGGGCTACAATCGTAAACTCGGCGGCAGGCTATTACGCTCAAGTGATGACTCTAGATGCTGTTATTAAGAATGAAAACGACTTAATACGCAGATACAGAGAGATAGCGCTTTATCCTGACACCGACAGCGCAATTGAAGATATAACGAATGAGGCAATTGTTTCAGATGAAGACGCGCCTCCAGTTCGTATTCTTTTAGACGACGTTAAAATTTCATCTTCTATTAAGAATAAGATATTAGAAGAGTTCGACAATATACTGAATATTTTTCAATTTGAAGAAAAAGGTCACGATCTTTTTAGAACTTGGTATGTTGATGGACGACTATATTATCATATACTAATAGATGAAAAGAATCCTAAAGGCGGAATTGTTGAATTAAGACAAATCGATCCACGTAAGATTCGTAAGATTAAGACAATCAATAAAGAAAAGAACGCCTTAGGTGTAGAGATTGTTAAGTCGATTGAAGAATATTATCTCTACAACGACAAAGGTATAACTGAATCGAGCGTCAATGGAGTAAAGCTTCCACTTGATTCAGTTATATACGTACCTTCCGGTTGGGTTGATAGAAATACCGGAATGGTTCTTTCCTATCTTCACAAAGCGATTAATGTTGTTAATCAGTTGAAGATGATGGAAGATGCTCTCGTAATATATCGTATTAGTAGAGCACCAGAACGTAGAATTTTTTATGTTGACGTAGGTAACTTGCCGAAAATTAAAGCTGAG